GACTGGTGAGAAATCTGTATGTGTTACAGGTGAGGTCGCACACGAAGACAGGGAAAAACTCGTGTCTGAAATACTAGAAGGAAAGAAGGACATTCTTTATGGAACTCAAGCAATCTTCAGCGAGGGTATCTCAGTTAATAATCTTAGCTGTCTTATTCTTGCTACCCCTATCAATAACGAACCTTTACTTACGCAGCTTATCGGGCGAGTTATTCGTAAGCAAGAAGGGAAGCGAGATCCAGTTGTAATTGACATACATCTTAAAGGAAAGACAGCTCAAAGACAGGCGTCGAACCGTATGGGCTATTACATGAAGCAAAGTTATTCTATCAAACAGTTATGAGGCAAAGATGGACGCTTACGAAAAAATAGAAGAGATGATAGCAAAAAAATACGGATCATCTACAACAAGTAGAAAAAACATTGGAGATTTTATGCTGTCTTCTGAAGAGGCCGTAGATGTTAAATCAAATAATGTACATAAAAATAATTTTTCTCCTAACATGGTATCCGCAAAGAAAGCCTATGATTATTTAATGGCAGGAAACTTACTTTATTTTGTTTTTGTAGATTATGAACTACAGGGCAAACATATTAATATTTTAGAAGAATCCGATCTAATCCCTATTAACTACATAGACTGGAGCTGCCTTAGTATTCAGTGTCAGGGTAATGGCGTAATACAAAAATCAGGACCATTAAGTATAGTTAATCAATCCTTAGAGTCTTGGATACAGGGACTAAAAACCGCTTACACTTTATATATAGAAAAAGAAAGAAATAAGCTATCAAACTTAGAGAACCACTTAGGGCTTGTAAAAAATAGTTCTTGACATTTTTTGTAAATGGGTGTATAATATGTTGTTCTACGATTGGAAAAAGATCTTTGAAACATCGGAAGGCAGTGCTCTTACGATCTTTCTGATTTTTCGTATGCTCGTTACCAATTACATACCTAATAATAAGTATGATAAATTATACAAATTTGCTAATAAAAGTTTTCGAGGAGAATCATTCTTGATTCACCCCGATATTTTATTGCATAATGAGTATAAGCATAGCTACTACGAGATCTCCCAGTATCTCGCACTAGCTTCCTTACGTCGGTACGCCGACTATTTAGCAACTGGGGAAACCAGACTAGATCTAGAGTTTTGTGCTGTAGATTTAGAGACATTTGAAGAAAACAGCCTACTTGATATAGAAGACGGTAAGATAGTTTTTCTATATGAAGAAGTCAATAAAGAGGATATACACTAATGGCATTATCATTTAACAAAGCCGCTGGCGGCGCTAAAAAATCATCTATCACTTCATACTCTTACCGAGATGGCGATAACGAAGTACGACTCGTTGGAGACGTTCTTGCTCGCTACGTATACTGGCTAGAAGGTAAGAACGGCAAGCAGATTCCTTTTGAGTGTCTGTCGTTTGACCGTAATGAAGAACGTTTCAACAACAAAGAAAAAGATTGGATTCGTGAGTACTACCCCGATCTTAAGTGTGGCTGGAGCTACGCTATGCAGTGTCTTGACAATGGTGAAGTAAAAATCATCAATCTCAAGAAGAAGTTGTTTGAAGCCATCCTTACAGCAGCAGAAGACCTGGGCGATCCGACTGATCCAGAAAGCGGCTGGGATGTAAAATTCAAGCGAGTAAAGACTGGCCCTCTGCCTTACAATGTAGAGTATCAGTTGCAAGTACTCAAGTGTAAGCAACGCACCCTCTCTGACTCCGAGATGGAAGCAATTGCAGACTTGAAGTCTATGGACGACGTTATGCCTCGTCCCACTCCTGATGCACAGAAGGCGCTTCTTGACGAGATCCGCGAAGATGCAGCAGGCGATATCGACGAAACTTTGGAAGATGAGTTCAACGTATCATGATCTTATTCACGGCAGACTGGCATATAAAGCTAGGTCAAAAGAATGTGCCCCGAGAGTGGGCACTTAACCGCTACAATAAATTTTTCGAGCAGATATACAGTCTCGAAAAGCAATGCAATATGCATGTTATAGGCGGTGACCTTTTTGACCGTCTGCCGAATATGGAAGAGTTGGAACTTTACTTTTCTTTTATACGAAATGTAAAGATTCCGACTCTGATATATGATGGTAACCATGAAGCAACAAAGAAAAACAAAACTTTCTTTACTCAGTTAAAACAAGTTACGAAAGATATAAATCCTTTAGTAAAAATAGTTGACGTATCATATTATGATAATGACTTCGGCTTTGGCGTACTACCCTATGCCGATCTTCATCGTAAAAATGCTATTGAACTCTTTGATACTAAGAAACCTTTATTTACTCATGTTCGTGGTGAGATTCCTCCACACGTCAAGCCAGAGGTGGACTTAGACAGATTCGAGGACTTTCCAGTCGTTTTTGCAGGCGACCTTCATGCACATAGTAATACTCAAAGGAACATTGTATACCCAGGAAGTCCTATGACAACTTCCTTTCATAGAAACGAAGTAAGTACTGGGTATATTCTTATCAATCCTCATAATTGGGAGTGGATGTGGGAGCCTTTTGAGCTTCCTCAGTTGATTAGAAAAACAGTATCAGACCCTGACGAGATGATACCTACAGACTATCACCACACGATTTATGAGATTGAAGGCGATATGCAAGAGCTTGCTAACGTGAAGAATAGTGAGCTTCTGGACAAGAAAGTAGTAAAACGAAGTAGTGAAGCTACGCTTGTCATAGATAAAGAAATGACGGTACAGGAAGAGTTAGTAGAATATCTAACTTATATTCTTGAAATACCAGAAACCCGAGTACCAGAGATAGTAGGTATATTTAATGATTACGCTACAAAAGTTGACATGGAGTAATTGTTTTAGTTATGGGGCTGACAATGTATTAGATCTAAGTGATAATACGGTAACTCAGTTAGTCGGTACAAACGGGATGGGGAAGTCCTCCATCCCGTTAATTATTGAAGAAGCCTTATTTAACAAGAACTCAAAAGGAATTAAAAAAGCAGATATACCAAATCGGTATGTAAATCAAGGATATCACATATCTCTTGCATTTACAAAAGATGAGAAAAGCTATGATGTTATTATTGATCGCAAGTCTAGTATTAAGTTGCGTCTACTGGAAGATGGAGAAGATATTAGTTCTCATACAGCGACCAATACATACAAGACACTCCAAGATATTATTGGAATCGACTTTAAAACCTTCTCTCAGTTGGTATACCAAAACACAAATAGCAGTCTACAGTTTCTTACTGCAACAGATACGAACCGTAAAAAGTTTCTTATTGACCTTCTCCATTTGGAGCACTATGTGCAATATTTTGAGTTGTTCAAAGAAGAAGCGAGAAAGAGAAGTATTAATTTAAGCTCAACCGAGTCCACCATAGCAACGATTGAAAAATGGTTGACAGATAACAAATTGAAGGATACTACCATACTGCCACTGTCTGAAATTTCAATTGAGACGGAAGAAGATGAGAAGGAACTCGCTACTCTTACGAATGAAATTGCAAATATTTCTGAGAAAAATAAAAAAATTCTAAGAAATAACAATTATAAAGATATGCTGGCTAAGATAGATATTGCGGAAGCACAAAATTGTAGTATTAAATCTATTGAATCTTATGATGACTTGCAAAGCGAACTAGGAACCCTGAGCGGGGTCGCAGCGGGGTCAAAACGACTCTTAGATAAGATGTACAAACTAGGAGATCATTGTCCAACTTGTGAACAGGATGTTGATACTTCTTTTAGACAGTCTTTAATTGATGCAGAAGAGCTAAAAATTGCGGAAGCAAGAGAAAGACAAGATGACATTAAACGAAGAATTGAAGAAATTAAACGAAACAATGCAGAGTTTTCAACTGCTCGAAAAACTCAAAAAGATTGGGAAGATTTGTTTAGAAGCATTGACAATAGCTTACCGGCACTGCCGCTGGATCCTGTGGAGCTTCAGAGTAGGGCTAAAAGCATTTCAGACAGAATATCGCGTGCTAAGGATGAGCTACAACGAGTCTCCCGTGAGAACGAGAGTATAACAAAACGAAACACTCGCATTCAAGTAATTCTGGAGCAAACAGAGAAGTTTCAAACCGATTTGGAAGAAGCGACAGAAGTATTGGAAGCAGAAAAAGAAATTGCAAGCAATCTGGAAGTATTGAAGAAAGCCTTCAGCACAAATGGATTACTTGCGTACAAGATAGAGAATCTTGTAAAAGAGTTGGAAGAACTCACAAATTACTATCTAGCAGAATTATCCGATGGACGGTTTACACTGGAGTTTGTAGTATCAAATGATAAGCTCAATGTTCAAATCACTGATAATGGTAATATCGTGGATATTCTTGCTCTCTCGAGTGGAGAACTGGCAAGAGTGAACACAGCTACTCTGATTGCTATACGCAAGTTGATGAGTAGTATATCGAAGTCAAGAATCAACATACTTTTTCTTGATGAAGTTATCAATGTACTTGATGAAGTCGGAAGAGAAAAGTTAGTAGAAGTATTATTGGAAGAAAACTTAAATACTTATATTGTGAGTCACGGATGGACACATCCTTTACTTGACAAAGTAGAAGTAGTCAAGTCAGGAAATATTAGTAAATTGGAGCACTAATGAATCATTTAGAAGAGGAAGGCTATACATACTTCTCTCATCTGAAAAGAGCGTGGAGCATTGCTTTTGTTTTATTAGTACATGGTCTATTTCCAAATATATGGAAGTCAAAGGCAAAGTGCATGATTTTAGGAGGTAAAGATGAAGAAGATGCTAGTTGACAACATGATGACGTACCTAGCAGGGAAAGTAAAGTACCATCAAGCAAATGTTAGAGTATATTTAACAAATCCAGTCGGTATCGGAGAGCACCCCGATATTATGGCAGCAATTGAAGAAGAACTTGAAAAAGCTGCATCATACCAAGAGAAGTTAGATCAACTCGGGGACATTTTGATGGGTGGAGAAGATGGTTGATAGCAGAGCTAAGGGAGCCAGAGGCGAGTACTTAGTTCGTGATATGCTTCGAGAAGCAACCGATCTTCAGTTTGAGAGAGTGCCTTCATCCGGCGCTCTTGAATACTTAAAAGGAGATCTGTATGTTCCTCATGCAAAAAATCGTTTTTGTATTGAAGTAAAGAACTATGAAAACTCTCCTTTATCGGATAAGATATTTACAGCAAAGAAAACTAACAATTTAATTAAGTGGTGGGTAAAATTACTACAACAAGCAGCAGGCGGTAACCAGGAGCCTCTTTTGTTTTTCAAATATAATCGGTCACCAGTATTTGTAGTAACAAACCTACAGCCTAAAGTAACAGCGGAATGGATGTACATTCAGTTTTTACATTGTTACATTTTACTTGCAGATGTTTGGCTAAAAGAAGAAGAGGTAGAATTTTTAAATGGCGTTTAATTTTACTGATAAATTAGTAAATGAGGATGCTAACGCTACATTAGTAGTAGATGCTCTCAATCTTGCATTTCGTTGGAAGCATCAGGGCCGTACAGACTTTCGGTATGACTACGAAAGTACGGTAAAGAGTTTAGCAAAATCATATGATTGTACCCGAATTATTATTTGTGCGGACTGGGGATCATCTACGTATCGTAAGGGAATCTCACCAGATTATAAGCAGAATCGAAAAGAAAAATTCGCAGAACAAACAGAAGAAGAAAGAATTGCATTTGAAGAGTTCTTCGAGGAATTTGAAGCCTCTTTAGAATTATTAGCAGAAGACTATCCAGTACTTCGGTACAAAGGTGTAGAGGCAGATGACATTGCAGCGCATCTTGTAAAGCACAAGAATAAGTACGATTTAGAATATATCTGGCTTATCTCTAGTGACCGAGACTGGGATCTGCTAATACAAGAAAACGTAGGCCGCTTCTCCTATGTAACAAGAAAAGAAGTGCGGTTGGATAACTGGAGAGAGCATTACGAAGTTAAACCAGAAGAATACATATCATTGAAATGTCTTACTGGTGATAAAGGCGATAATGTTCCTGGTATTCCCGGTATCGGTCCAAAACGTGCTGTGCAGCTTATTGAACAGTATGGGACTGCTTTTGATATATACAATGTCTGCCCTATAGAGAGCAGGTATAAGTATATTCAATCTCTAAACGAGAACGCAGAACAGTTGCTTGTAAACTATGAGCTTATGGATTTAATGACCTTCTGCGATGATGCAATAGGTCAGGACAATATTGAAGATATTGGGTTGAAGTTATATGGAAATTAAAATTGATTTGAATAGAGACAAGTACCTTTCTGAATTTAGTATTAAAACTTTGCAAGATAGATACTTGGTAGAGGGAGAAACCTCCCCCCAACATGCTTTTGCACGAGCTGCAAAGGCATTTGCGGATGATGAAGCACATGCTCAGCGTCTTTATGATTATGCTAGTAAGCTATGGTTTATGTTTAGTACGCCAATACTTTCTAACGGAGGAACAAAACGTGGGCTACCTATTTCTTGCTTTCTTAATTACGTGGACGATAGTCGACTTGGCATCACAAGTCACTACACGGAAAATGCATTTCTTTCTTCCGTGGGTGGCGGCGTTGGCGGCTATTGGGGCGATGTCCGTTCAGTAGGATCTAAAACAAGTAATGGTTCTGAGTCTACTGGCGTGATTCCTTTTGTAAAAGTAGT